CTGCTAATATTGAGTTGACTAAATCAGTTAACGAAGCAAAGCGTAGCGAAATTGTTAAATCAATCAGTGAAGGTTTAACTGACACACAAGCTGAAAAGTTTGCTGGTTTAGTTGCTGAAGTTACTTTCGATGATGCTGAAACTTATGAATCTAAAGTTAAGACTTTACGTGAATCTTATTTCACTACTAAAACTACATCAGGTGTAACATCTGTTGTAACTGATACTCCAGTTGAAGTTATCACTGAAGCTGGATCAAAGCGTACAGACCCAAAAATGTCTGCTTATCTATCAGCACTCAACAATTAATAAATTTTTAAATAAAGGAATCCAAAATGGATCGCAAACAATTAATGGAAAAATGGGCACCCGTGTTAAATCACGAAGGCTCTGCTCCAATCGAATCATCTTACAAGCGTGAAGTTACTGCTGTTCTATTAGAGAACCAGGAACGTGAAATGGCTAAGCAAACTGAAGCTCTTTTCGAAGCAGCTCCAGCTAACAGCGTTGGTTCATATCCTGATGCTGGCGGTATCGCTAAGTTTGACCCAGTATTGATCAGCTTGGTACGTCGTGCAATGCCACAACTTATCGCTTATGATATCGCTGGTGTTCAACCAATGACTCAACCTACTGGTTTGATTTTCGCAATGAAATCACGTTACAGCACTCAAGGTGGTACTGAAGCGTTATTCAACGAAGCAAACTCTGCATTCTCTGGTACTGGTACACAATCTGGTGGTCCATCTACTGGTGATGCTGCTGCAGGTACTGGTCTTGCTACTTCCGCAGCTGAGCGACTTGGCCAAGGTGGTACTGGTGACGGTTCTTTCGGTGCTATGTCTTTCTCTATCGAAAAGACTTCTGTAGTTGCTAAGACTCGTGCTCTTAAAGCTGAATACTCAGTTGAATTAGCACAAGACTTGAAAGCAGTTCATGGTCTTGACGCTGAAGGCGAATTAAGCAACATTCTCTCTACTGAGATTCTTGCTGAGATCAACCGTGAAGTTGTTCGTACTGTATACCGTAGTGCTGTTCCAGGTGCTGCTGTTGGTACTGCTACTCAAGGTACTTTTGACCTAGACGTTGACTCTAATGGTCGTTGGTCTGTTGAAAAATTCAAAGGTCTAATGTTCCAAATCGAACGTGAAGCCAATGCTATCGGTCAACAAACTCGTCGTGGTCGTGGTAACTTTATCATCACTTCAGCTGACGTTGCTTCTGCTCTAGCAATGGCTGGTGTGTTGGATTATCAATCTGGTCTAACTGGTAAAAATAATCTAACTGTTGATGATACTTCTACTACTTTCGCTGGTGTTCTAAACGGCAAGTACAAAGTTTATGTTGACCCATATTCATCAAACGTATCTGCTAGCCAATTCTTCGTAGTTGGTTACAAAGGTGCTTCTGCGTTTGACGCTGGTTTGTTCTATTGCCCATACGTTCCGCTCCAAATGGTTCGTGCTGTTGATCCTAACAGCTTCCAACCTAAAATTGGTTTCAAGACACGTTATGGTATGGTTGCTAACCCATTCGTTGACTTGGACGACAGCTCTGGTACTACTGGTGATATTATCTCCAATAAGAACTACTACTACCGTCGCGTAACTGTTACTAACTTGCTATAATAGTTAGAATCAGTAAAACGATTAGTAATTCAAAGGGCACTTCGGTGCCCTTTTTTTCATTATAAATAACTATATGACTATTTCTATTCCAGCTGGCTTAAATCCACTATCCCCTAATGGGTTCAACTTTAGTATATCTAAAGTTCCTGATGTTACATTCTTTTGCCAACAAGCAAATATCCCAGGTATTACATTAGGTGATCCTGCATTTTCAACACCTTTTGCTACTGCTCCAGTTCCAGGTGATCATTTAACCTATGACACATTAACTGTTAATTTTATGGTTGATGAGCAGATGTCAAATTATAATGTAATCTATAATTGGATTGTTGCGTTGGGATTCCCAGAATCTTATACACAATATACAAATTTACTTGCTGGTGATACAACACAATATGATGAACTTGCAAAAAATTATTCTGATGCAACTTTACAAATTTTAGATGCAAATAATAATCCTGTAAGAACTATTACGTTTACTGATTGTTTCCCAATTGCATTAGAGTCATTAACTTTTGCATCTACTAATGTTGATGTTTCTTATTTAATCGGTTCTGCTACTTTTAGATTTACACTATATAAATTTACTTGACTTTATTGCAGATTTATAGTATAATGTTATTTTGAGGTTATTATGAATATAGAACAGTTGCAGGATATGTGGGATGTTGATTGCCAAATAGATGATAATTATCTTGGTGAAACAACCACAGCTACGCCCAAACTCCACGCTAAGTATTTAAAACTACTTGTCAATGTCAAACTTAAACATACTAAGTTAAGTTCTGACGCAAACATTCTCCGCAAAAACAAATTTCGTTTATATCGTGGCGAGTTATCACGTGATGAATTAACACAACTTGGTTGGGAACAATGGCAAGGTGTTAAACCATTAAAGAATGAAATGGATGAATTCTTAACAGGCGATACAGAATTAAATACATTAAAAATAAAAATTGATTATCTTGAGACAATGATATATTTTCTTGAATCAGTCCTTGGTCAAATTAAAGCAAGAGACTGGCAAATTAAAACTGCTGTTGAGTGGAAGAAATTCCTTGCTGGAATGTAATGATAAAGATTGAAAAACTTGATGAAGTTTTTGTTCGCATATTTTCTGACCCAAGTGTTGAACAAGAACTAGGTGACTTCTTCACTTATGAATATCCAGGTGCTAGGTTTACACCTCAATTCAGAGCAAGACTCTGGGATGGTAAAGTGCGTTTGTATGATGTTATTCGTAAAACACTTTATATCGGTTTGCTTGATTATGTAAAAGATTTTGCTGAAAGGAATCAGTATGAAATACAATATGTTAAACCAGAAAACTTCGTACAAAATAATATCGTTTACAGTGACATTGAACGATGGGTCAAAACACTCAATCCTCAATCCAAAAATGAAGCAATCACAGTACGAGATTACCAATGTGATGCAATCCATAAAGCAATCAATTCTGAACGAGTATTACTCTTATCGCCAACAGCGTCAGGTAAGTCCCTAATCATCTATTCAATACTTCGATGGCATTTAGAAAATAATCGCAAATGTATTATTATAGTTCCAACCACTTCATTGGTTGAACAATTATATACTGACTTCGAAGATTATTCAACTGTAAATGGTTGGGATACAAAATTACATTGTCAAAAACTTTATAGTGGTTATACTAAAGATTTTACTAAAGATGTTTTAATTACAACTTGGCAATCTGTTTATCTTCAACCAAAATCTTGGTTCAAACAATTTGATGTTATCTTTGGCGATGAAGCCCATCAATTTAAAGCGAAATCCCTTACTGGGGTTATGGAAAAGATGGATTCTATTAAATACCGTATTGGAACTACAGGAACTCTTGATAATAAGAAAGTTCATAAATTAGTTCTTGAAGGTGTTTTTGGTCCAGTGCATAGGGTCACCACTACCAAGAAATTAATGGATAGTGGGAAACTCGCTGACCTAAATATCATGTGTGTGTTATTAAAATATAATGAAGAGATTCGTAAGGAACGTAAAAATAAAACGTACCAAGAAGAAATGGATTGGCTAGTATCTTGTGAACCAAGAAATAAGTTTATCCGAAACTTGGCAGTAAATTCTAAAGGAAATACGCTAGTCCTTTTTCAATACGTTGAAAAGCATGGCAAGGTTCTTTACGAACTTATTAAATCTAAAGTGCATGATAAAAGAAAAGTGTTCTTTGTTTATGGTGGCACTGAAACTACAGATAGAGAAGCAATTCGCCATATAACTGAAGGCGAAAGTGACGCTATTATTATTGCATCTTTTGGTACGTTTAGCACAGGGATTAATATCCCATCATTAGAAAATGTTATTTTTGCTTCACCATCTAAAAGTAAAATACGTAACTTACAAAGTATTGGTCGTGGGTTAAGATTAAAAGATGGCAAAACTACATGTAACTTATTTGACCTTGCTGATGATTTACATTGGAAGTCTTGGAAGAATCATACTTTAAATCATGCAGCAGAGCGTTATAAAACTTACGCTGAAGAAGAGTTTAAAGTTAAACTGGTTGAGGTAGATTTATGTTAACTGGTAACGAATTCTATGTAGTAATGAAACTTACTACTGGTGAACAAATTATGGGTGTTCTTGAACAAGAAGACTCAACGCACCTCCAAATAATTTCCCCAATGATTATTAGATCTATTCCTATTCCACAAGAAGGTAGAGAGCATATAACTGCTCACCCTTATTGCCAGTTCACAAACGACAATGTGTTTGATATAGATAAGAAAAATGTTATTTACATTAAACCTCTTAAAGAGATTATGATACCACATTATAAAAGAATTGTAATGCAACATGAACGAGAAGATAGTGTTGAAGTTGCTACTGAGATAACAGCAGAAGAAGCGAGAAAACGAATTAGAATGTTAGCGGATATCTTTGGGGATGAATTAGATAGTGCTTTGGGAGAAGAAACAGAAAAAGAACCAAGTCACTTCGTAGAAGGAAACGATACTAAACATTAACTAATATCAAACCCGACATGGTTATTATACCCACTGTTGGCGCACAAGGCAAATTTAAATGACTGCAAGATGCATAGTCAAATGAAGTTTGCCTTTTTTCATTATATAAGGTATACTTACTGTATGTTGATAATTATAGGAAACAAATAATGCTATGGCTCATTACGTAAACAATAAAGACTTTCTCGCAGCAATTGTTGAGATGAAAACAAAAGTTAAACATGCTGAAGAGAATGGTTTACCTAAACCAGTTATTAGTAATTATATCGGTGAGTGTATTTTAAAAATCGCAACTCATTTATCATATAAACCAAACTTCATTGGATATTCATATCGCGATGATATGATTCTTGATGGGATTGAAAACTGTATTCAGTATATAGATAACTTTGATCCATCTAAATCAAGCAATCCTTTCGCATACTTTACGCAAATTATTTACTACGCATTTTTACGTAGGATAGCCAAAGAAAAGAAACAGTCTTATATTAAAGGTAAGTTAATTCAGAACATGCCTTTTGAAGCATTTGAATTACAAGATCAAGATGATGGTGGTGAGTTCCATAACGCATATCTTGAATTTATGCAGCAGAATAATACGTTTGATGATTTTATCGGCAGGAAAAAAGAAAAAGCTGCCAAGAAAAAAATGGAAAATACACTTAACGCATTTATAGGTGAAGAACAAAATGTCAATGACGAGCAGAGCAGTGAGGGAATGGATACGGGACTTGTCGGTATCGACTCGATCTTATCCACCGATTCGGTCGAGGAAGAAAAACAGAAAGACTAAAAAAACTATCAGAAAGTTTACTTGGGATGCTTCTGATAATATGTTTTATTTGAATAAGATTATGAACGAAAATACAAACGAAAAAATATTTTTAGGTGTTAGTGATTTTGATGATATGATTACTTCAGAAATTCTGAAGCGTCGTGTTGAAGCAGGAGAGCGCACTATCCATCGCGAAACTAATGTTCTTTGTAATAGAGAACACTGGGCTGAATGGGCTGAAGAAACTTTCAAGAACGACCTTCATGTGCAAGGTAATTCTTCTAATGGTTTTATTATTGAACGTGATACTAATAACTATATCAAGTTCGATGTTAATAGCAATACAACTACTGTTCGTGCTTATGGTGATGTGCATTTTGCAGACGCTATTATTGCATTAGTTGAATCTAAATTTGATATTGTTACTTGTCACATCGAATGGGTTTATGGTGGTGATGGTCAATCAGTTAATGTTCCACTTAATCGCGATCGTTTACCTTGTGCTGAAATGTATCCTTTCTTAAAAGGAGAAACCCTTGAATCATATTATGATCGTTACATGGAATCTTCTGCGAATATTCTTTTGTTAATTGGTCCACCTGGAACTGGCAAAACTACATTCATCCGTGGCTTACTTGCTCACACAAACTCCTCAGCTATTGTATCTTATGATGCAGCAATCTTAGATAAAGATGGTTTCTTTGCTCGTTTTATTGAAGGAGACGAAAGCATTATGGTTCTTGAGGATAGTGACGCATTCCTTAAACCACGCAGTGATGGTAATACAATGATGCATCGTTTCCTTAACGTAGGTGATGGTCTTGTTACAACCAAAGGTAAGAAAATGATTTTCTCTACCAACTTACCATCTATCCGTGATATCGATTCTGCCTTGACTCGTCCAGGAAGATGTTTTGATATTGTTGAATTCAAACCACTGTCTTTGTTTGATGCTAAAAAACTAGCAGAAAAATTAGATGGTTCTGTTCCTGAAGTTTCTCCAGGTAAAGTTGTTGAGTTTTCTATCGCTGAAATCTTTAATACACAAACTAATAAGCCAACTGAGCGAAAGGTAGGGTTCATTTGAAAGTAGCAATTATTACTGATCAGCATTTC